GAACTGGACAAACTCGAAAAAAGGTTGCACGAGGAAATCATCGAGGCGCACGGACGCGCGATCAGCAACACGACGGAAGCGAAAGCCCTCGCCCTGGAAGCCAAACGTGAGGCCTCCAGATTAGCCAAAGAGGCCCTGGATGCCGCCCTCGGTCTCGCCGCCGAGGCGCGCAAGGAAATACGGCGCGTGGAAGAAATCGGGCGGCACGAACTGGAAGACCGCTTTGTGGCATTGGGCGAAGAACGCCGCCGGCACCTGGAAAATCTCACAGCACAATTCACTTTCATCCGGGAAAACCTGGCCGCCATCAACACGGAATTGAAAATCAGGAACGAAAAATGACCGCGCGTGAAAACAAAATTGCCAGAAAGATTCTGGACGCCCTGCACGAACTGGACGGCGGGCAGGCGCACGCGCTGACGGTTCACGGCGACATCGGCGGCATGGCTTTTTGCAGCGCGTCCGAGTTCGACGACGTGCTGGCGGAACTGGACCAGCGCCGGTGGATCAGCGGCGTGAAGACCGAGTTTCGCGGCGTCCTCTGGAATATCAATTCCCTCGGCGAATCGAAACGCAATCAATTTTGAATGAATGAGCGCACCAAAAAAATTACGCGGCGGCGGGAATTCGGAACTCACCCGGTTCAAATTCATGTGGCGCGACACGCTGGCCGAACCGGCGCGGGACTTCTGGCGCTCGCGCTTCTTATCGGCGGACACCCAAGCGCAAGTGCGCAAGGAGATTTTTACCAAGCTCAAAATCAACCTCTCCTACGACAATCAACTGGCCGTGTTCCGCGATTGGGATTTCGAGCAGCAGACCCGCGATCTGGAAGCCGAGCGGATGCGCTCCGACGAGCAGCGATTCACCGAGGAACACGGCGACTTGAACAAAGACCAGGTCCGCGATCTGGTTTTGAAACGCTCTTACGAACGCGCGATGGCCATCGGCAATTTCAAACAAGGACTGGCCACGGTGCGCGAGGACGTGAACGTGCAAAAGGTTTCGTTGGATCGGAACAAATTCGAGATGGAGATCAGCAAATTGATTCTGACCAAAGCCGTGCGCGAAGCGGCGGAACGGATCGCGAGTTCCAATTTAAGCAACGCGGACAAGATCGCGGCGATGCGCCGGGAAGCGTTCAAGTCGGTGGACGCCTTGCAGGCGAGCGGCAGAATCAAAATCCCCAAAGCATGAAGCGCATCCGTCGGCCCTACCAAGATGCAGCGCTCGTCGCCGTGCGGCAGACGCGGCAGATCGCGCTCTATTGGGCGCGGCGCTGCCGCAAGTCCACTACGCTGGGCGACATCGGGTTTGATGAGATGTCGAAGGAATCCGGGCGCATGGTCATTGCGGCTTCCGCGTCGTTGTTGCTGGGCAAAGAACTCGTGGGGGTGACGTTGAGCGCGGCGGAACAGGGCATGATTGTGGCGAACGAAGCCGCCGCCGTGCGCACAGTGTTTGAATCCGGCGCATCGGAAAACCAACTTGCGTTCAAAGTTGCGGATTCCTCGAAGGATAAATTGATGACCGGCCTCACGCCGGAGGATTTTGCGGAACTGTATCAATCCTCGCGCATGGAGTTGCGTTTGTATTTTGACCGGACGCATTACTCCCGTCTCCAGATCATCGCGCCCAATCCCGCCACGGCCCGAAGCTGGAGGGCGACGGTTCTGCGCGATGAGGCCGGTTTCACCAATGCCAATTTTGAAATTGAATTGCGCATCGCCACCGACCCGATGATGCGGGACACGCCGGACTTGAAGATCGTTTACGCCAGCAATCTTTCGGGCAACGACCGGCATCCATATTTCGAGATGACGATGCCGCGCCAGATCATCGCGGAGACGGAAGATGAACAATTTCCTGCCAACCCGGAGGGGCATCTCTACATCGGACAGCAGGGAATTTTGGTGCACCGGGTCGCGTTGAAAGATGCCTACGCCGCCGGGCACGCGCTGTTTGACGACCAGGGCACGGCGATGACTTACGAACAGTGCCAGAATTTTCCACAGTTCAAACGCGGCTGGGATGAAACCTACGCGCTCAATCATAAATCGGGCGGCGCGGCGGCGATTGATCTGATCGCGCTGCTCACCGCGCAGCGGCGCGGCATCGGTCAATGCAATTTTACTTACGTCGAGAACGAAGTCGATTTCCGGCGTGCGCTTGATCTGCTCCGACACACTTTGAAGGACGGGCCGGTCGGCCTCGGTTTCGACGTGGCGAGCACCACGAACGAAAAAAGCAACCCCTCCGCGATCCGGGTCGTGGAAAATCTCGGCGGTGAAAGGTTCGCGCGGGCGGACATCGTTTTCAAATCCAAGCGTCGCCAGGTGATGAGCGATTACCTGGTGCGCACCGCCAAGGTGGTGCGCGAGCGCCCGGCGGGCGGCCCGGCGCGACGGCTATGTATTGACGCGAGCAATGAGCGGCTCGCCGCCGAAGAGACCAAAGATGACCTGCTGCCATACCTGCCCGTGCAGCTCGTGTTGGGCGGCAAAATAGTCGAGCCGCGCCCGACCGGATACCAGGACGATGTGAATTACAAAACGTATCAGGGCGATCTGTATTGCGCCGCCGTCAATGATGGCCGCTACGTTTTAGCACCGGATGATTACCTCAAACAAGATCACCGGTTGCCGATCAAAAACAACGGCAAATATGAATGCCCCGTAGATGCTGACGGCAAACATGGCGACACGTTCGACGCGGGCAAGCAAGCGGAGTTCGCGCTGTTCGCTGGGGACAATCAACCCTTTGCCGCCGTGGGCTGAATTTTATGACGCAAACAAACTTTATCCGCTTTGGGGAACACGGCAGCCTCGCGCTGCCGCCATCGCGGATTCTTTGCCGGTATTGGTTGTTGGATGGATGTTGGATGTTGGATGTTCCCCTCTGGCCCGTTTTTGCTTCAGTGGCGAGATTCTGCCGCCGACTGCGTCAAGACGCGGGACTGAGTGCCGGACGTCAGCAAGGGTGCTGCAACGCGCTGCAGTCCCCGGTTTTGAGCCTGGCAGTCCAAAAGCAGACCGGGTTTTTAGTCCGCTTTCCGCTTTCCGCGTTTCGAACCCTTTTCCCGCCTGGGAGCGCCGGCGTCTCGCCGGCTTCCATTTTCCAGCCCGATGCCGGCGAGACGCCGGCGCTCCCAGGATTTTTGAAATGAAATTCCCCGGCACAAACATTGAAGACCCGGCCACCACCGGACGGAGCTTTGAGGACATCTCAAAGGGCCTCGATTTGTGTTTGAAAACCCAGTCGCCGGACGTGGCCGCCTTCCTCACCGGCACGGACGTGGGCCAGGACGGCGGCAACGGCGCGAAGTTGACTGCCCCCTATGTCGAATCAGCGTGGGTATTCATCGCCATCAGCCGGATCGCGGAAAAGATTTCCTCAATTCCATTCCGTATTTCGCGGATGGACGAAGCTAAAGCGAAGCGCGTGCGCGCTGTGCGCGGCTCGGCCAATGCCCGCCAGCGAGGCTTCGTCCGCAAGGCGCTCGACGAATCCGTCATTGAATCCGGGGACATCGTGGATTTGTTCAACCGTCCGCATCCGACGATGAGCCGGCAATTATTTTGGGAATCGGTCGTGACGTGGCACTGTTTGCGCGGCGAGTTTTTCATTCTGCCTTTGGACGCGGGCGATTTGCCGGTGGATTTGTCCACCAGCGCGCCGCGCGTGCAGCGGCTCATCACGCTGCCAACGGAAATGTTCTGGCACATCGTGCACGGTAACGATCTCACCGGCTGGCGTTATACCGGATCGCCGTTGTTGTCGCCCATTCCCTCCGAGATGTTGCTCCCCAGCGAAGTCATTCACGGGCGCACGTTCAATTTATATTTGTATTGGCGCGGCATGTCCCGCCTGCTCGTCGCGATGGGTGCGGCGGGCGCGGATTTTGCGGCGAGCCGATATGCCCAAGGCTACTGGATGAACAATGCCGACACCGGCGCGATTGTCACCACCGATCAATGGCTCTCGGATGTGCAGCGCGCGACGATTCTGACCGCGTTGCGCGAACGAAAACGAAAAGCCGGCACGGCAGATCGCCCGCTGATTCTCGGCGGCGGGTTGAAGGTTGAAAAACCCGTATTAAGCGGCATGGAAAGCCAGTTTATTGAGAACCGCAAAATGAACCGGCAGGAGATCGGCGCGATTTACGGCGTGCCCGAAGCCGTCATGGGCTTCAACGACTCTAAATCGTCCGCGCTATCCGGCGGTGGTAATGCGATTGGGCAGGAGATGATCGGCTTCATTGAGAATACCATCGCCCCGCTGTGCCGGCATCTGGAAGCCGCGTTCGAACCGGTGGTAAAAACTTTTGGCGACGGCCTCTGCGCCTGGTTCGATGAGGAAAGCCTGCCCGGAATGCAAGACGCGCGCCGCGCGCGGATGGACACCGGCCTCAAAGCCTTCGGCATTGGCTTCACGCGGAACGAAATCAACGGGGTTTACGATCTGGGCTTCCCGGAAGACCCGACCGGCGACACGCGCTATCTGCCGTTCAATTTGCAGGAAGTGGGAGCGAATGAACCGTTGCCTGGCGAAGGCGCGCCAGGAGCGCCGGCCTCCGGCACGGCAGAGGCGGAAAAGTCCAATCCGTTTGCGCGGCTGGGAAATCTTTTGGGGAACATCCAACAACCAACATCCAACAACCAACAACGAAAGCCGGACACTAAAACAGGTTGTCCCCACTGCCATTTTGAATTTGATTCTGCCGCCCAGCCCGAGATCGCGATGGGCGCGGTCGCGTGCCCGCAGTGCGGTGAGACCGTTTATCAAACCGACACGCTAAAGCGTGAACTCCAACGAAAGGCCAACGCGACCCTGCTTTGGAAAGCGCATGTTCAATCGCGTCGCCGGGCGGTGAAGTTGATGGCCGGCAAAGTCCACAACGTGCTGCATAAATATCGCGGCAGAACGCTGAACAAACTCGACGTGGTGCATTTGGAAAAGGCTTCCCTTATCAATCCACCATCCACTCTCCAACTATCCACTCTCCCCCCACCGGCTGTTCAGCGTTCCCTGGTTGATCTCATCTTTGACCGGCACGCTTTCGGCAATGATTTGGTTTTGCAGTTGACCAATCCCATCAGCGCCACGCTGCAACTCGCCGGCAACGAATTGAATTCTGAAATCGGCCTCGACGATCCGTGGAAGATGCCGCCGAAGAAAGCGCTGGAATTTCTCGCCGGCCGCACGCAGGAAATCCAGGGCGTCGGCGGCACGGTGCGCGACCAATTAAATACCACGTTGGAGGAAGGGATTGCCAAAGGCGAGACGACCCAGCAACTGGCCGACCGCGTGCGCGGCGTCTTCAAAGATTTGGATTACGGCGAGGCGCAGCGGATCGCGCAGACTGAAACCAACATGGCGTATAATTCAGCCCGGCACGATTCGATGCTGGACGCGGGGATCGAATACAAAGCCTGGCTGTCGAGTCACGGCCCGAATGTGCGCCCGGCGCACGCGCTGGCGGAAGACGATTACTCCGAGGGCGGCGATCCCGGCCCGATCCCGATAGACGAACCGTTCCTCGTGGACGGCGAAGAGCTGATGTATCCCGGCGATCCGTCCGGTTCGGCCGGCAACGTCATCAACTGCCAGTGCATCTCGCTGGCCGTGCAGAAACTGGTTGAAGAAGAAAGTTTCACCACGTTCAAAATCTTTGGGCTGGGGGAAATGAAATTCCAAAAAACATCCAACATCCAACATCCAACATCGAACATCCAATGAAAGCATTAACGGAATTCGGCAACCGCGTCGTCACCCTTCACACCGGCCAGACCGGCCTGCGCGCGGGTTTGCATTTCACCGTCAAAGCCGTCGCCGATGCGCCCGCGCAAATGGATTTCATCGGCAGCGACGGAACGGTGGACCGCTACAACGAGGTCATTGATCCCGTCGCGTGGGGCGAAATGAAAAACTTCCGCGCCAATCCCGTGATCCCGGACTGCCACGATTATTCCAGTATCGGCAAAATCCTCGGCCGCGCCGTCAGCGTGGCCGTCAAAGATGGGAAACTTTCCAACCGTGTCGAGTTCTGCCTGGACAATCCGATGGGCAGTCTGGCTTTCAAGATGGCCAAAGGCGGCTTTCTAAATTCCCAAAGCGTCGGCTTCATCCCGGAGGATTGGAAGAACGGCAAGAGCGCCGGTGAGCCGGACCGCGTCTATACCAAATGCGAGCTGCTCGAAATTTCGATGGTGGTTGTGCCGGCGAATCCCGGCGCGACCGTGGGGCTGGCTTTGAAATCCGGCGCGATTGAGCGCGCCGATCTGAAGGCCGTGGCCGAATATCTCAAACAATTTTGCAGTGACGAAAAACCTGACCCGGCAGCCCATAGCAGCGCATTAGCCGCCGGTGTCCATGATGCGCAGTGGCTGCAAATGGCACGGTCATTGAACGACGTGCTCAAACGGTAAAACAAAAACCAAACCGCGCTCTTACGAGACGCGGCTACCAAAAAAAACAATATGAAAAAGTTCTTGAAAAAATATCGCGCGCTCTCCCGCCTGGGCGTCGTGGCTCTGTTCGCCGTGGCGGTGTCCCTGCTCGGCGCTCCCGCACTGGGCCTCACCCTGCTCTGCCTGTTTCAACTGATGGAATTTGCCATGAGCAAACGCCGGGTAAATTGTTACCGCATCTCCGCGCTGACGGATGAGCAGATCAAGGAGTTTGAAACCGCCACCAAAGCCGCGGGCAAATTCATTTCCGAAAACACGAAACTCTTTGAGGGGTTGCACGACAAAGACAACGGACTGGAAGCACTGCGGAAAATTCCGGCGCTCATGTCCGCCCAAAGTCTGCGCGTGGACGAAATGCAGGGCGAATTGAAAAAGCTCCGCAAGCTGGCCGCATCTTTCCAGAGCAGCACCGGCGTGCGCTGGATCGGCAATCAGCCCTTCGTCACCGACGATTGCGCGCGCGCGTTGACCAGTGTGTTCGTGCTCGACTGCGCCAAGCTCGGCGAAAACGCCATGCGCCAGTTGAATCGCGAAGCACGCTCGCATGAAGGTTTGATTACGATTGCCCGCGAGTTTCTCGGCATCGAAACCAAGACGGCCCTGACTGGCACGGAAATTCCGCTGCCCACCGTCTATGTCCCGCAGATTGTCGAACTCGTCTGGAAGTATGGCCAGGCGCGGCAATACGCGACCGT